ACTTTTCTAATACCTGTACCTACTTGCCTAAAAGTATTTAAAAGACCGTTTCCTTGTGTTTCCGCTCCGCTGAAAAATGCTCTTAGTCCCATTCCTGCCAGTTTAAGTGCCAAATACAATCCACCGAGAACTCCTGCGACGACGAGAATACCATTAGTAAATGGTCCAAAATCACCTAAAAGATTGTTAATTCCGTCGAACATCATCCTAAGATATTTGGTGACAAACTTTAATCCACTCACGAGTGGTCCAACAAACACTGCCATTTGTTGCATAATAAGTCCAAAGTCCTGAGAAACAGTGGTTGCTTGTCTTTGGAGTTCATTTAATTCTTCCTGAGACATCGCCATGCCGTCTGTTGCTTTTGCTTGTGCTCTTGCTTTTTCACTGAAAAGTGCTGCTGCCTTGCCCATGTCGCTGATGCCTGCCGCATTCGCAACTGCCATCTTTTCAAACTTAGACATAGAATCAAAAGATTTTCCAGACATCTGAATAGAATTTTGAAGCATAGCAACTCTTTGTGCTTCCGACTCTGCCGTTAAAAGTTGCATTGAATCTAAAAATGGACCTCCCAACAAAGCATTTAATTTACCTGCTGAATCCGCTGCTCCCTCAAAAGTATCAAACTGCTGAGTAATAGACAACAAGTCATTCATCTCTAATCCAGTTTGCTTTGCTGTTTTAGATAATTCTATAAACACTCTTGTTCCTGCTTTGCCATATGCAGCGAAAGCAGAGGCATTTGATGCAAAGTCTTTTGATAAGCGGTTCATCGGAACACCGATGCCCTTTGCCATTTTCACAAAATCTTTTTGTGTTTCAAGTGCTTGTGTACCTGTCATTCCAAACGACATTTGAAGCGTTTGCATATTCCTGGCAGTCTCTTCTGAGGAAATGCCAAGGTTTTCAAAAGAGGCAGCGGTTGCTGCCATTGCGTTTCTAGTTTCTGAGGAAAGGGTTGTAAACGTGCTCATCGAGTCTCGAAGTGCTATCGTTGATTTGGTCATCTCTGCCATGCCAACGCCGAACTGAGATACTCCTGCTGCGCCGTCAATTATTTCGGATTGAAATCCTGCAATATCTCCTGTTGCTCCGACATATTGCGCTCGTAAATCACTTGCTTGGACTACTGCTGCAATTGTAGACTGAATCACCATCGAGAGTGCTGTGCCTACAATGTTTATTGGATTGGCAAGTTCTGCCATCTGCTCTGCAAGGTGTTCTGTGTTTACACCAGTGTCGAGGATTGATTCAAGAATTCCACCTCGCCATTTATTGGCAAGACCGCCTACGGCATCGCCAAGTCTTTTTTGAATCTTTTCTTGTTCTTTGAGTGCCTCTAATCCTTGCTTAATCTTCTCATTCTTCGTATCAATTTTAGAAATCTCTTCTTCTTGAGACTTGATTTTCTTGATTAGAGTGTCATATTCTTCCTGAGATATATCCTTTGACTGAAGTTTTGCCTTATTTATATCTTGCTGCGCCTGAATGATTTTCTTTTGTAGTTCACGGCGCTCCTCTTGTGTTGAATTAATATCGTTCTGAAGACTTTGCTGTCGCTTCAGAATTTCTAATCCTTCTAAGAGTCTTCTGTTTTCTTCTGACATTTATTCAGTCTTATCCCTTGAACGGATACTTAATACCCGTCGTTCTCTCAAACTTGGCAATTGCCTTTCTTAGTTTGAACTTATCTTTATAGACCCTTGGGTCATTTAGTCCGTGTTTTGCAACGGATTTCATATACTTCTTCTCTCGACCAATAGTCTTAGCGAAAGAAGCAATCTCTTCCTTATTTCCCTTAATTTTTACTGGTATAGAACTTCCACCAAACATTGTTCTAAGAATTGTCTGGATTGCTGAACCAAAGAGTTGTAACCAAATCTCATTTACTTGATTATTTCTACCAGCAGTCAAATCAATTTCAATTGGAGTAATTTCGTTATTTTCGTTCATTATAGTACCTCGTAATAAAAGTATTCTCTGGTAATTAGTTTGTTTTTCTAAATAACTTAGAAATGATAGCAGAGAGACAAGACTGAGGTTGTTTTGAAACTTCTCTTGCCTCGTCCATTTTATTTAATTTATTTTTTAGTCGTTTTAGGTTTCGCTTAGACTCTTGTCTTTTTTTCTCATTTTTACTCATTTTTTTCTTCTCCCGACAACCTTACAACATAATTATAGGACCAAAAAAAAGACCAAGGTTTTACGCTTGGTCTTGATTTATTTTCTTTTAGAAGATTTTTCTATTGCTTCATTCTCTTTCTTTATTTGCTTGCCTAATCTTTCGACAAACCAAGTTCGAAGTCCGACTGGAAGATTATATGCTTCCATGAAACTCCACCCTCCATGATATTTCAAAAAGAAGAACGCCTCATAGACTTTCTCCATGTATTCAGGACTTAAACCAAAAGAAGTCCGCACTAAGCGGAACCTCCAATTCAGTAGTCGTGCCACACTGACCACAAGTGATTTCGCCCTTCATTTCTATATTCGGTACTGCTTGGGCATAAGCATCCCGAATCGCTCTTGACTGTCTACCAGTCATATGTTGAACTGCTTTGTTTATAGTACCAGAATCTGTGTGACCTGATATTGAAACAATCAACGCTCGCAACTGGTCCTGAATTGGAGTTTCTTCCAACCCTGCCTTCTTCCTGTTCGCATTTGATTGAAGAAGTTTCTTTTCATCAGCGCCTGTTAGGGCACGAAACTCAACTTCCCATCCGTTGTCAAGAGTTGTGATAAAAGTATTGTTTCCCGTATTTGTTATTGAATCTGTGTCAACAAACTCAACGCCAGTATTGCCGACAACTTCATTTAAATCAAATGAATGCTTTCCCGTGGCAGTACAGACAGGACAAGCAACAGTTGTTGCATACTCTGGACCATAACCATCAATTCTCGCCTGAATCAATATTGCATTCTTGTCACCAATCAAAAGGTCATCAACCTTTGTCTTAGAATCAATCATTAGTCTTTCCAAGAATCTATCCAGTGCGACACCCTTTTGAAGAAGAGTTCTGTTAGTTAGAATCTCTTCCTCTGCTGTTGTCATCTGGCGAATCTCGATTGTATCTTGACCGTGAAGTGAATGACCTTCCCCATAAAACTTACCACCTGATGGAAGTGATACAATGGTTGTGGGTCTGGTAAAGTCCAATGGTGCTGGACCAGTGCTTGCTGCTTGCGTTGCAGCAGGAGAAGAAGGGGACTTTTTTGCCCCCAATCTTTCTTCGTTATTTCGCATAAACACCTTCTTTCTTTAATATGGTAGGTTTATTATAGAATAAAATTATTAGAATGTAAAGAACTTTTTATTAAGATTACTCTGAACTGTGAGTAGCATAATCGAAACGAAGTTCTACTTCTGTCTCAACCATGTCATCAGAAGAATAATCTAGTTCGCCGAACTTAACATCCTTAATCCAAGCATTGTGAAGAGTCCATTCCTCAACCTCGATACCATCAGCATCAAGTTGTGAAATTCTCACCTTACCAAGTGCTTTCATTGACTTAGACTTGCTCATTGTCTCGAAGTCATCAGGTGAACCGCCTGGAATGTATCCTGCGTTTGAAATCATCTTGTTCAACTTCTCAGCAGCATCTGGACTTACAGGGTCCACAAGCGTAAAAGAAATTGTGCTCCACTCTACTCTTCCTGGGTAGTAGTATGTGTGGTTAAGAAACTGATGTGAAGATTCAGTTACAGTAAAAGATGGTTTCGAAACCTTCTTGATTGTATAAGCAGGGATAGTCAAATCCTCAATGTTGTCCAAGTCTTCTCCGTTGATGTATAAAATCCATCTATATGCTCGCTTAGGTTCGTACCCTGATGCGTCTGACCAAAATGCCATAATTTTAATCTCCTATAAAAAGTAATGTTGTAATAACTAGGCAGGAATCTTATTATCCTGCCTAGTTTTATTTTATTAGTCCTCGAACGATGCGCCTGTGTTAGTAATAACAAAGTCGATTGCGATGAACTCGATTGCACGAGCAGGTTTCAAGAAAACCTTTGCGTACATAATGTTTCTGTCAATCAACTCTGGCGTTGTCGTTGTTTCATCAAGGACAATCTTATATTCTGTCAAACCGAAGCGAGTCTGAACTGAATCAAGGAAAGGTTCTGCCTTATTCTTGAATCTGTTCCAAGTCGCCTTTACATTCTGGTCAAACAAAGTTGTTGCTGCCATTCTAGAAATCTCTTTCTTTACGTGAATCATCAAACGACGAACGTTGATTCTATCAAGTGCCGAAGGAGTAACTTGAAGCGTCTTCTGACCGAATACTACAATACCCTCTGCTGGGAACTGTGCGATTGGGTTAATGTTTGCTTCATAAAGCGCATCTCTTTCCTTTGAGTTGAGGCGTAATCTAACCTGTGAAACAGGAAGACCACCTGCACCTGCTGAAAGTCCACCACGAGTGAAACCAGCAGGAGCAAACCAAAGTTCAGACTTCTTCGTTGATGATGCCATTGTTCCAAGAGCAACGACAGAAGGTGGCATCCAAACTTTTCGGTTATTAATGTCATCAGTCACCTGTACCCAAGGGAAGAAAGCACAACCATAACTAGAACTCAAACCTCTCGCCTTTAAGGAAGAGACTGCCTGAGAAACCTGTGGAAGTCTCGATGACTCAGCACTTGTGTCCCAACCACGAGGTTTATAATCGTTCTCTAAGTCAATGACAGCGAGAGCATCGCCTCTTGCCTCACAGATAGAAACAAGTTTGCCAGTAAGTCCCGCTGTAGCAACACCTGGTATCGCCATCAAGTTACACTCTACAACCTCTGGGTCTGAGACAACATCAATTGCCTTAGAGATTGAATTGTAAGCATAGTTGGTAAGCGGAGTATTTCCTGCTGTAATATCATCACAGAATGGTTCAATCTCCTTAATATCTAATCCGTCAAAAGCGCCAAACAATGGCATGGTGAACTTGTCGAATCCAGCGTCGAGCACTGACTCGTAAGTTGCTCCTGTTCCACCGTTGATTGATGTTCTAGCGTTAAGAGACCCTGCTGTGAAAGTCGCATTTGCTCCACTAGCAGCAATCAAGTCCAGAGAGAACAAATCTGAAGATGCAGTACCCTCTGCCATTGTATCCGTACCGTGAAGAGGTCTTACGATGTCCTGATAAGACTCATCAAATCGCCCGAGAGCATCTGGTCTATCAGTCGTAATACCGAAACAAGCATCAGTTGGTGAAGAAAGTTTTGTATCAGAAGCAGTTCCTGCTCTCAAAACAAACTGTGGCAAGTCCGTTCTGCTAGGAAGTGCAAAACCAAACGGAAGAAGTTCTGGGTTTGCTGCCCCTGCGTCAACGTCAGACGCCATTTCAACACGAATAAATCGTGATTGATTGGCATGTTCACCTACATGAACATATCGCTTTTCATTATCTCTCCACTCCATCTTCATATCACCAATAACTGCGGCGATATATCTTGATGAAGTTGGGTCAAGATTCACATTCGAGAATCTCTCATAAACGACAGGTGAAGCATCTGTATCACTTGCCTTGCGAACAAGAACAGTGAAGGTTCCATACTTCACGAAATCATTTGATGGACCCTTTACATCTGTAATAGAAATTTTAAAATTCTTCTGTTCCCAAGAACCTGAGTACAATGTGTGAATTTTAAAAAGTTTTGTTAAGTCTTCTGGTGTCAAGTCACTCGTAAGGTCTGCGACACTCCCCATGAACTGTGAACGAACCCAAGGAGTAGAAGCAGGTGATGCGCTTGCTCTGTGAGATTCGTATGCTGCTCCGAGTGCAACAAGTTCCGCTGCGTTAACATTTCCTATTAATTCATTTTCAATGAACTGGTCGAAAGTTGCACCGAGAAAGTGAGTCTCAGGAGCGTCTGTAATTCTGCTGTTAACGAGTGTTGGATTCGTATTCAAAACACTTCTGATGTACTTCTTAGAGTTTCTATCAAAATTAACAATATAAGGTTTGTTATCAACACCAGCACCTGCTACTGCGTTTGTTCCCTCTGTGGTGTCTGTCTCAACTGCGATTGAGGCAGCATTTGTACCCGTTAAGTTTGTGAAATTAGTGGTCAATTCAGCGTCGTCCTTCACGAGAGTAATAATTCTACCGATGCTTGTAGCAGAGACTGCCAAGTTTGCATTGATAGCACCCTTAATTTTCTCTACCAAATCTACAATGTCTCCATCGCCGATGCCCTGCGTACCAACGGTCAAGGTAGGCGAAGTGAAGTCGTCTGATGCAGTAGTGTTGTCAAAAACAACATCAATATTATCACCTGCTGCGCCAGTCGCCTTTTCGATGGTGATTTTAAAGTTAGCAGCGCCGTTGAGGTTTGCAGCAACAAAGAGACTGTTAAAGGTCAACTCAGATGTTGCTGAAGTACCTGGAGTGGCAGGTGCATCTGGTTGAGGAATCTCAATTCGAATGTCACTACCGCTCATACCAACAACTGGAGTTGATGAATCTTCTGTATAAAAAATCGCAGCAAGGTGACCATCTGATGAATCACCATCGTCGTCAACTTTGATACCCCATGCCTTAGTCATTGACCAACCTGCTTCGCCGCCGACGGCAGCGTCTGCATTTGCCTCGCCCAATAATCGAACAAAGGTAATTGGTGAACCATTCTTCAAGTATGCCTGAGCAGCGAATGCACCGTAAGTTGGTCCAAGTCTGTTTCCCTGTCTCCAGGCATCGTCTGCTTGACCACCCGCAATAGGTTCGCCAAATGTTTCAACGAACTCAGAGAATGACTCAATCTTTACTGGAACCATTCCTGGTCCTCTTTCTGCACGACCAATAATAACTGGTCCCATATCTTCTGGCAGTCTTGGTAACTGCGAATTGTCCACCTCGTTAACGAAAACGCCAGGTGAAACGAACTTAAAACTCTTTACGGACATTTTTTATTTCTCCTTGAATAAAAATGAATTTACATTATTAAACCCTTTGAGGGCATTTCTTTTCTCTAATAAATAGTCTTTAATAGTCCCAAACTCATTTTTTGATTGTTATTTTATTATAAGGAATTAAGATAATCTTTCAGGTTTAAAGTCTGGGTCTAGGATTGTTGTCTCTCTTGCTATCTTTACGTCAACAACAGACTCTCTCTTTATATACTTTGGACTCTCTTGATTCACACTATCTCCAATAAGAGGTGCAAGAACTTTTAGTTGAATCTTAGTCTCATAACTACGCTCACCTTGCATGTCGGACACAGTGTTCTCCAGTGCAAAGTCGCTCTCTAAGAACGCTTCATATGAATGATTATTATTTTGAACTGTAAGATAATTGGTGCCGCCTGGTTCTGTTATAAAAGGGTGAACCATGTCGTTCATTTGCTGCTGATATTCTGCTCTTAAAGAAATGGTGTAAGTGACCTCAACATATACAGGCATAGGAATAGTGATAGTCTCATACACCACCTTTTCCTGCTTTCTTGTTCTAAAATTTAACTTACCCTTCTTCTGTTTAGAACTAGCATTAGCAAAATTTCCAGTCTTATCTTGTTTTATTCTCTTAGCAACTGTTATTGCGCCGCCCTTATTATCTCTTCTATTAGGAATGTTGCCGTAGGCGCTGCCTTTTCTGGCAGGGTCTTTGACGACTGAAGAGCGCTCTAGTGTTATCAGTGGCATAATAAGAGCGCCCGATGAATCTCTAAGGTTGGAATTGCTCTTCATTTGAAATGCTTTCTCTCCAGCAACCCATTGGACTGGCACCTTTTTAAAACCTTTATTGGTAGTTGTCTTTACGTCCAGTTTACCGTTCAACCAATTATAAGTTGCCTGGTCCACATCTTCCAGAGTACTAGGTGCGATGTCGATTTCTTTCAAATCCTTATCTGCCATCAAATGAACCCTCTCTTGCCTTTCTGCAAGTTGCTGTTATCTCGAACTTGTGCCCCTCTTGACCAAAGAGGTATCTTGGTTGAGACAGTTCTGAAATCTCATAATGTTGGTTGTCATAAAGAATAAAGTCACCCTCACGAACAAACAAGTCTTGGTCCTCTGTCAACCTTCTTTTGTGAAAGTGTACCACAATATTACTTATCTTGTCAACCCCATAATTGCTAAAAGTTCTATCTGTCTCGCCCTTTTCTACAAGAGCATGAACCCTGATGGGTGGAAGATAAGTCTTTTCTATTGCCTCGCCGTAAAGAGGATGGAAGTTGGACCTTTTAATATCGACTGCGTAATAAACAATAGTTTGCCCTATTACCCTCTCGATAAGTTCGTCATTTACCTGCTTTACCAAGTCACGTTCTTTTTTACCTGTGAACATTGGTGGTGGAGGTGCTTCTGGTTGTGACCATTCATCAGACATTATTTATTTCCTCATCCTGTGAAAATCGCATTTGGAATCTGCGTCATGATTCTATTCGAGTTTTCAACTGTCTCAGCGTCAGACTCAAGAAGTTTCGTATAAGTTAATTCATCAAGGGTTTCCTTCAGTTCTGTTCGAAGTGCCTCTTGTTCTTCTTTGCCTGCTGATACAAGTGCATCACCATTCATTGAAATATCATTTCCTGGAATCGGAATAGATGAAAATTTTGAACGAACAAGACCAAGCATCTCTTTAGCAAGTGCAAGACCGAATCTACGAATCCACTGCTTACCAATAGAGTTAATATTCTTATAAGGAATATTTTGCAAAGGCATTGTATTCATGTTATTCACGCCGTCTGAACCAACATTACCGTCCTGTGCATCGTCTGACCAAGTATCTCTTGGGTAAACAAACTCTATCCATACCTTCTCTGGGTATCCGTTTCCAGTTGGAACTGGGAATAATCTTAATTTATTGTTTCTCAACTCATACGAGTAATGTGAACTTCTCACATAGAGAGATTCCTCATATGCCTTTGCCTGCATCTTATTGTGCCACACTGGAACAATCTCGTAAGTTGAATCATCAGCATACTGACCATAAGTTGAAAGGTTGCCTAAAACGTTTACACCGTTATAGTAACCATAATAAGACCACATTGCTTTAGGTGTTTTATAGAATACTTTTTTAACAAGAATCTTGTTAGCATCTGATGCTCCTGTGAATCCGAGCGCTGCTTGCCAGTCTGCGTCAGAAGTTATCGCCGCTTGGATATCATAATCCTGAACTCCGTCTGTGATATCAATAGATGCCGAGTATACCGTCGTAGACCCTCCAACTCCAACTTCTTCTGAAATACCTTCTGTTACTCTTCTAGCGTAGGCGAAGTCAAATCTTGGATATTTAAGAGATACGTGTGTCTTCTTGTTCACAACAGTGTTGTCAACAGTGTCCTCAGTAATTGCGCCGTCTTCATTAAATGAACCAGTTGAATTACCCAAGGAATTGGAAAGTGTATTCTTTGTTTGATGAATATTCAAGATATAAGAATATTCTAATACTGCCTCTTCGTAAGCAGCAAAGACCTGTTCTTTTGTGAGTTCGATATCTAGAACATCGCCACCGAGTTTTCTATATGTATAAGCAACTTGGTCAGCAGCGCCCTGAAGGAAAGTATCTACTTGTGTTTCGTCTGCATCTCCATTTCCATCGAACCAATAATCTACATTGGCGTAGATGCCAAACGGAAATGAACTAATAAGTGCGTCTTTTTCTGCCCCTGCACCTGGAACTGTATAGTTTTCAGGTAAGACAATAACACTCGTTGTTTGTGCTGGTGTAAGGGTTGGTTTCGCCATTTAGGGCATCCTCCGCATTTTCTCATAGTAAGTAGTTTATGAGATACAAAAAAACCCCAACCGAAGAAAACGGAAGGGGTTCCTTTGTTAGAGTCAAACTCTAATCGTTACTGTCTTGATTAACCCTCAAGGTCACGACAGATAACAAGACCGTACATGTCAGGTCGTACCATCTTCTTACCGTAACGAGTCATCACTGCCTTACGTGGAGTGAAGTCGTCTTGGTTGAAGATTGTAGGAGTAACCTGCAACGGTACGTAAGGAGCGTATACGAAACCACTCTCAAGGAATGAACCACCCTTGCGACCGACAAGGATAACATTTCTTGGGAAGTAAGGGTCTACGTGCAAGTCCCACTTCTTGTTGATTGAACCGATTTGAACAGCACCAACTGAACCAGTTGCATCGTCGTGAGTGACTGATGCACGGAAACCACTGGTGAACTCAAGGATGTTAGCAACCTCTGGTCCACAAACCAAGAAGTTAGCACCACCACGAAGAGTCTTTCTGTGGATGTCTGCTGAAACGTCATTGATAGTCTCAATGAGAGTCTCGTACCATTCGCTTACTGAACCTGTGAAGTCAGGAGGTGAAGCCAATGATGTTGCGTCAGCACCAGTCAATCGGTTAACGAAAAGACCTGGACGACGTGACCAGTACAACTTAGATGCTGAAGCACCTGCGATAAGGTCTGAAAGAATTTCCTGGTCGATTTCCAAAGCAATCTGCTCTGAAAGAATACCAGTCAACTCAACCTCTGCGTCGAGGTTGTGATATGCATTCAAGTCCTGAGCAAGTTCTGGTGTCCAAGACGCCTTCAACTTACGTGTAACAGCAGTGATTGCTGATGAATCAACCTTGATTGCGATTTCAGGAAGTGCTGATGAACCTTCCATCTCCCATGCCTCTGAACCAACAACTGCACCAAGAGCACCGCCCTCTGTGATGTTGTCTGCCATAGCGTATTCGATGAAGTGCTCAACACCTGCACCTGGTTTAGCGATTGCTGGAGCACCTGCTGCGCCCAAAAGGAAAAGAGTAAGAGTTGTACCCTCAATCTTGCTCAAACGACGAACAACATTAAACTGAGTAACTGCACCGCTTGCCGCTGTAACTGTACCTGCTGATACGTGACGAGCGTCCTTACCGATAAGTCTTCTCAAGTCGCCCGTGCCATTAAGTGGGTGACCTGCACAACCATTGTCGCCTGCTACACTAAGGTCAACCTCAACGATTTTAACTTGTGAACTGTCTGTGATTGCAAGCAAGTCAGCGTCGAAGTCAATCAAAAGAGCGTCTGCGTCTGAAACTGCGCCGTTAAGAACAACAGTATCTGCTGCTGTGATTGCAGTGTCTTCGCCAAATGAGTGAACACCTCTTGCTGCTGAGTGTCCGTGAACAAGGTTCTGGAACTGAGGAGCAGGAAGAACATCTGGGTTCAAGTTAACACCGTCGAGAATTCCCTTAGCAACCTTGGAACCGCCGTATACTGATGGTTCTTCTGCTGCCAACTGACCGTCACGAGATGCTGATGGTGCTTGCTTCACGAAGTCCATGAAGAAAACGAGACCTGATGGAAGACTCATTGGTTGAACAGAAACGAGTTTCTGTGCCAAAAGACCGCCGAATACACGACGAACGATTGGGAAAGCGACTGCTGCGAACCCTTCTACGTCGCCGCCTGCCATTGTGTTTGATTCACGAAGGAGTTCCTTCGCCTGGTTCTCAAGGAGAACCGCCATTTGATTTCTGTGGAAATCGCCTTCGAGACCTTCGAGAAGACCAGTCTTTTCCCACTTGTTGAGAATAGCCTCACCTTCCTTAGAGAGGTCACGATTAACGACACCTTCTGTAAGATTTTGTAAAATAGACATTTATATTACCTCCGAATGATTTATTTTGTCTTTAATTATTAATTCCAGCCAATTGCTGCATTCTCTTCGAGAATGTATCTGTCTGCTTCTGAGGGATATTTCCTCTTGAAGCAAATGGCGAAACGCTCTTCTTTACTGCTTCACTCAATGTATTTGGTGCTGACCTCTTAGGAGTTTCGCTACTCAACATTGTGTTTTGAAGTGTCTCGAAAATTGTTTTCGCTTCTTCAACAGAACCAGCACCCGTAATGGACTCGACAATTTCATTTCTTTGTCGCTCATTCAAAGAGGCATTATTCAGAATGCGATTCGTATAAAGCAACTTAGCATTGGAGAGATTAACCTCCGCAAGTCGCTGTGTAATTTTGTCGATAGCAGAACGATATCTCTGCTGTCGAACATCAAAACCCTGTGTTTGACGTTGCAACTGAGCAACTTCCTCTTCCAACTCCGCATTGCGTGCTGTGAGAGTTTGAATCATTTCTTCCTCCTCGGTAAGAGTAGGGGTCTGAACTTGCTCTGTTTCCTCTTCGTCAAGAGTTAACGCAACTTCTTCTACCTCTTCTACTTCTTCCAAAGGAATAGAAATAATGTCTTGTCGCTCTGGTTGGTGGTCAATCTCAAGGGTTTCGAGATTAATTTCTTCATCTTCTTCGACGATTTCTAATTCTTCGCCAAGTGAAATTTCTTCTTCTTCCTGAAGTTCTAATTCTTCTTCCTGAAGTTCTAATTCTTCTTCGTCACCAGCAGGTTCTAAAGCAGGTTCTTCGTCAGACATTCCCATATCCATTCCTGCTTCTTCTTCTTCTGCCTCGATTGCTGCTCTTAATTGAGCGAAGTCAATCTCTTGTGGTTCATCTGCTTCTGGGCAAGGGCAAAGTCTTTCACCATCAGTGAAAGCAGGTGATGCCATGTCTGGGGACATGGTACCCATTGCCATCTCTTCATCAAGTTGTCCTTCTTCTTGCTCAAGTAGACGAGAAACTGCTGAACGCATTTCATCCGCATATTTCTCTAGTAATTCATTTTCTGCACTCTTGACTGCCGCTTCTTTTAGTGCCTTTGCGTCAACAAGTGCTTGCTCTAGTAAATTAGACATTTAGTCTTTCTCCTCACTTTAGTGCGTTAATTATGAAAAAGTCGGGGTTTTTCTTTAATAAATAGTCTTATAGAGCGTGAAACGCCAATTTTGATAGAATAAAAAAAAGGGGGGTAAAAACCCCCCCCAAAAACTATTCAGTTTTTATTTGTATAGTTGCTTAAAGGCAAATTATACTGTTACTGTACCTTCGTCATCAGCGAATGAATAGAAGACTGCAACACCTGAGATTGCTGACTCAAATGTGAAAGTAACATCACCTGTTGTCATGTCAATTTCCATTGGAGCAACCAAAGCGTGAAGGTTACCTGAACCATCTTCTTCGAACAACTGAATCATACCGTGGTCAGTCATGTCAAACCCTGATGGGAATGATGAACCAGCAACTGTAAGTGATGCAACGTTTGAGAACGCAATCTTGTTGTGTCTGTTGTTCTCTCTTGCCTCAAGTGAATTGATTGCTGAATCTTCTGCTGCGATGAGCGCTGAGTGGTTTGTCTCAAGTGAAGCGATAGCAGCATCTCTAGCAACAACCTCTGATGAGATGTCTGCTTCGAGTGATGCGTCGCCTGCTGCTCTTGCAACCTCTTCTGCTGAGATTCTTGTTGTTACTGAAAGAACGTGTGCTGCAAAGTTGCTGTCGTTATCTGTCTCAAGTGAGTTGATAACTGCAACGATTTCTGCAAATGAATCCTTGTCAGCAGATGAACCAGCGAGAATTGCGTCAACTCTTGCCTTCTCTGTTGAAACCTCGTTTGAGAATCTTGTCTCAAGTGATGAATCACCATCCGCTCTAGCAACCTCTTCGCCTGAAAGACGAGTCTCAAGTGATGAAACGTCTGATGCTCTAGCAACTTCTTCATTTGAAAGTCTTGTCTCAAGTGATGAATCTGCTGCTGCTCTCGCAACTTCTTCATTTGAAAGTCTTGTTGTCAAAGAAGCATCGCCTGCCTGACGTGCTGACTCTTCATTACCAACTCTTGTTTCGAGTGAAAGGTCTGCTGCCTCTCTTGCTGCCTTCTCTGTTGAGACTGCTGCTGCTCTAGCATCCTCTTCAGTTGAAAGTCTTGTTTCAAGTGATGAGTCTGCTGCTTCTCTTGCTGCCTTCTCTGTTGAGATGTCAGATTCGAGTGATGAGTCACCTGCTGCTCTAGCAACTTCTTCTGCGCCGAGGCGTGTTGTAAGAGAAGAGTCACCGTCTGCTCTAGCAACTTCTTCGTTTGAAAGACGAGTCTCAAGTGAAGAGTCACCTGCTGCTCTTGAGTCTTCCTCGTTTGAAAGACGTGTATCGAGTGATGCGTCTGCTGCTGCACGAGCAACTTCCTCGTTTGATACTCTTGTCTCAAGTGATGAATCGCCTGCTGCTCTAGCAACTTCCTCTCCTGAGAGGCGAGTCTCAAGTGATGTATCAATCGCTTCAAGTGATGACTCAGCGTCAGAGCGGAGTGTGTTGATTGAAGCAACTGCTGCTGCCAATGCGTTGTCGTTATCTGTGTCGATTGTGTTAACAAGTGTAACGATTTCAGCGAATGAATCCTTGTCTGCGTCTGCGCCTGAAAGAATAGCGTCTACTCTCGACATCTCTACTGAGATTGCTGTCTCAAGTGAACCGTCTTCTGCAATTCTATTTGAAACCTCTGTTGAAAGAAGTGTCTCAAGTGATGAATCGCCTGCTGCTCTTGCAACTTCTTCTGCGCTAAGGCGTGTTGTAAGTGATGCATCGCCCGCTGCTCTTGTAACTTCCTCGTTTGAAAGACGAAGTTCAATTGAGTCTTCTGCTGCTTCTGCTCTTGATGCCTCTGATGAAACGTCTGCTTCTCTATCAACAATTTCCTGAGAAATCTTTGTATCAAGTGAACCTTCTGCTGCGATTGCTCTTGTCTCTTCAGCGTCAACATCAACTGCTCTTGCCGCTTCTTCTTCTGAAAGTCTTGTTTCGAGTGAAGACTCTACGCCTTCCGCTCTTGCCTTCTCAGTTGAAACTGCTGCTTCACGAGCATCTTCCTCTGATGAGATTCTTGTTTCAAGTGATGAATCAATGCCTTCAAGTGAAGCAACGTCAGCATCCTGACTTACTTCTTCGCTTGAAAGTCTTGTTTCAAGTGATGTAAGGTCGGCAGCATTACCGAATTCAATCCATGAAAGTGATGATGCGTCCCAGACGTAAAGTACTGGTTCGTTCTGTGCATTCATCGCCTTTACAATGCGACCATCTTCGTGAGATGTGCCTGATGGCAAAGAACTTACAACTTCTACTGCAAAATCCTTTGCGCTTGCGTTTAAAATACTAATTCTACTCATGTGTTTTTATCCTCCTATTAAATGTAAAAAACACTGCGATTATAAAAATCGCTAAAAAGCGGGGGGTACCCGAAGGTACCACCCCTAAAATATATCAGTTAAAAAACTGAATTTTTTATGCTACAATAATTGTAATCTGGAACGTTGTCGGTGACGACGGAGCAGTACCGTTAGTAGCGACAACATTAAAGTTATAAGTACCAGCAGCAGGCAAAGTGCTGTTCGGGAACGATGCACTTGCATAACTGTTTGGATTATAAAGATTATTGTTGAAACCATTAATCAAATCCTGCTCGTAAGAACTAGGTGAACCGCTTGATGCCTGTGCCACCCACATCGTGTCATATCCATTCCAACCGTAGTTGTAAGAATCGTTATTTCCACTAAGTTCCAAGTAACTGCTGTATACGTTTGCTGTTGCAAGGTCAACTGTAACAGTTACGTCAACTGTCTGACCGTGGTCTGCTGTTCCTGGTGATACTGTAATACCTGAAGCATACGAACTCATTGTCCATGCCGCTGGAGCATTTACATAAAATGGAGCAGATGCTGAACCAGCAGTAGCAACAAGGTTGCCACTTGCATCGTAGAGTTCGGCATAAAGTGCAACTTCTGCCCCCTCTGACAATCCAGTCATAGAACTAGCGCTGAAATCATCACCGCCGTATCCACTTTCATATCCTTGAAAGGTGTATGTGTAACTGCTGTAAGTGCTGTTGCCATCAGGCTTGTAATACCACTTAGTCTCTGCGCCTGCGCCCAAGTCATAACCCATAGAGTGAATTGACGTTGGATATCCAGACTGGTCAAGATTAACATAATCCTTCATGTAAATTGTATAACCAATTTGGTCTGTAGTAGGCGAAGTCTGACTATAGACTTCTGATGCGTCGTATCCACCAAGTTGGAAAGCAGATGCTGTGCTCGGTGAACTCACCTCGCCTTCATCGTCAGCAAACATATAGAATACTGCGAAACCTGACTTTGCTGTCGAACCAAGTTGAACTGTAACATTACCAGACGACATGTCAATCTCAACTGGTGCAACCAAGTGACGGAACTTACTGCTTCCCATGTCCTGGAAAACCTGAACCATACCATGCTCATCCATCTTAAATCCTGCTGGGAACTGTGAACCAGATACTGTGAATGAAGTAACTGGTGTTGTTCCACCGAAGTCAACTCTAAGGTGTCTGTTTTCTTCTCTAACCTCGACAGAATCAATTGATGCTGCGAGTGTAGAAATCTCATTAGAGTGCTTTGTTTCCAATGAAGTAATCGCAGACTGTCTTTCAACAATCTTTGAAGAAAGTTCTGCTTCAAGTGAAGCATCACCTGCTGCCATGTTCGACTCTTCCGCTGAAATTCTTGAATCAATAACCACCTGATAAGATGCCAACTGGTCATCAGCGTCTACGTCAAATTCTGTAATAAAGGAAACAAGTTCTACAAATGTATCCTTGTCAGCGTCTGCTGAATCGAGAATTGCATCAATTCTTGACTTTTCTGTTGAGACCTCATTTGAAAATCTTGTCTCGACTGAAGAGTCGCCTGCTGACATTGCATCTTCCTCGTTTGAAAGACGTGTCTCAAGGGAACCCTTGTCTGCTACTTCGTTTGCTTCTTCGCTTGAAAGTCTCAAATCGAGTGAAGCATCTGCTGCAACCATAGCGTCCTCTTCGTTTGACATTCTTGTTGTCAACGAAACGTCTGCTGCTGCTCTAGCAACTTCTTCTGCTGAAATCAATAACTCAATTGAAGCATCTCCAGCAATTCTTTCTGCTTCTTCTGAAGCAACTGCTGAAAGCATTGCTGACTCTTCTTCGGACATTCTTGTCTCGATTGATGAATCGTCAGATGCTCTGTCTGAAGCGTCGCCAGACAACAATGTTTCAAGTGACAAGTCACCTGCTGCCATTGCATCTTCCTCTGTTGAAAGTCTTGATTCGATTGATGCATCATCTGATGCCATAGCAACCTCTTCAACGCCCATTCTTCCACCAAGAGAATTATCAGCAGCAAGTCTTGCTGATTCTTCTGATGCCAATCTTGTTGTCAATGAAGCATCGCCTGATGCCATTGCACCCTCTTCAGTTGCCAATCTTGTTGTCAATGAAGCGTCGCCTGATGCCATTGCGTCTTCTTCGTTCGAAAGTCGAAGTTCCAATGAATCGTCAATACCTTCCAAAGATGATTCCATTGAAACAATGTCTGCTGCAAGTGAAGCAATCTCTGTTGAAGTCTGTGTATCGTGTGCCAAGTCAATTGCGTTGATGTGAGTAACAATCTCTGCGAATGAGTCCTTGTCTGCTGTAGAAGCGTGAAGGATTGCACTGATTCTTGCCTCTTCTGTTGAGATGGCAGTTTCAAGTGAAGCATCCCCTGCTATTCTATCCGCAGTTGCTGAAGCGATATCTGCCGCTATAGCAGAATCCATTGCACCACGAAGGTACTCTTCGTCTGAAATAGGTACAGTTCCATCATATAAAGTAGCAGACCAGTTTGCAAACTCTTCTACTGACAATCTAGTCTCAAGTGAAGTCTCTGCTGCCTCTGCTCTTGTCTGAAGTGAATCAACTGCTGCGATTCTGTCAGATTTTGCTGTTGAAAGTTTTGCGTCAACTGATGCTTCTGCGATAAGTGCTCTTGACTCTTCTGCGTCTACATCTGCCTCTCTTGCAACTTCCTCTGTTGAGAGGCGAGACTCAAGTGAACCTTCAATAGCAACTGCTCTAGCATTTGCTGATGTAATAGCAGATGCTCTAGCAACTTCTTCTGATGAGATTCTTGACTCCAATGAAGAATCAATTCCCTCAAGTGACAAAACGTCTGCGTCGTTTGCGTCTTCCTGCTGGGAAAGTCTTGTCTCAAGTGATGTAAAATCACTTACATTTGCAAACTTTGCCCAAATGCCCTGGTGGTCACACCAGACATAAATGTGTGTGCCGTACTTTACAAGACGACCGTTTTCGTTATCTCCAACAGAACCATTAACTGGTGCTGATGAAACAATTTCCAATGCAAAATCTTCTGCACTAGCGTTTAAAATACTAATTCTACTCAAAGTTTTATCCTCCTAAAATATGTTAAATGTGGGAGTATTTTTGACTCTCCACTATAAAATCTTGAGTAAGATGGACAAGAGAATAAACCTCTCCCACCTGCCTTTATTTAGGTTCGAAATAAAGATAAAGAATAGGTTTTTTTTGAGATTGTTGTTTAAAGATTTAGAGGGGCAAAAAAAAATTAATTAAAGAAAAGGGGTGCCCGAAGGCACCCCGAAAAAGGCAATAAATCGTAAGATTAATTAACTTCCTGATTAGACAAATATGCTCTATCTACTGCTACCCAAGTTGGCGAACCGCCGACATTTGA